CACCAAAAAAAAAAAAAAAAAAAACACTTTTCTTGAAGTCTTGGGGAGGGTCGGACTGGGTCAAGTAAGTACAAGACTAGTGAAGGAATCCGAAGACATAGATGGTATATCAATACAAAGTTAGATATTTTATTGCTGCACTGTTAAGAAAGTTACAACAGAAGTTGTTTTATTGGCAGATAAAGCTTGAAAATAAGAATTACTGGAATGAATACAATGAAAACTTTAGGTCATAGAGTAATAAAGTTTATTGAAACATACTGTGTCCATTCAACTGGTGACTACTTAGGAAAACCTTTTGTGCTGAGAGACTGGCAAAAGGAAATCCTCTTAGATATGTTTGAAGTTAGAGAAGATGGAACTTTTAAATACCATACAGCTTATATCTCTACACCAAAAGGAAATGGTAAATCTGAAATAGCTAGTGCTTTAGCTGTTGCAGGTCTGATGGGTTTAAATCAAACAGCTCCCCTAATTCCTTTAGTAGCAAGTTCATATGACCAAGCAGACATTGTGTTCTCTTCTGCAAAACAGATGATTGCAAATGGAGAGCTTCGTCACTATGCAGACCTTATGGAACGAAAGATTGTTTTAAAAGATAATCCACAAGCTCAAATCCTCAGAGTTCCTTGTGTTGCTGGTGTCAATGATGGAATGAGACCATCGATGGCTATTTTTGATGAAGTTCACGAAATGACTGGTAACAAAGAACGAGCACACTTGGTTATTTCTAATGGGCTAAGAAAAAGACAAAACACTATGGGTATAAACATCAGTACAGCTGGCGTTGAAAACTCTCTGTGTTTTAGATTATATAAATACGCAAAGGGAATTGAAGAAGGAACAATTGAGGATGAAGGATTTTACTACAAGATATTTGAAGCTGATAAAGACTTGGATATCTCAGACCCTAAGCAAAGAAAACAAGCCATTGAGCAAGCTAATCCTGCTCTCGGCGATTTTGTTAGTTTTGAGCAACTTGAAAGAGCGTATCACGCAACTCCTGAAAACGAATTTAGACGATATTTTCTAAATCAATGGACTACAACAGCCGAACGATGGCTTCCTGTAGGTGTTTGGGAGGAATGTTACGACGAAACGCAAGCAATTGAAGAGGGTTCTGAAGTAATACTGGCTTTTGATGGTAGTTACTCAAGAGACTCAACAGCATTGGTTGCAATCTCTATGGATGAAAAGCCACACATTGAAGTTTTAGGACACTGGGCAAGACCAGTTAATGAAAACCAACAATGGAAAGTTCCTAGAGATGAAGTTATTAACAAGATATTGGAATGCTTTGAGAAATACGAAGTATTGGAGTTAACAGTTGACCCTATGGGTTGGCATAACGAAATCGCACAATTAGAAGAGATTATCGGTGGCGATATGGTTCTCTACTATGAAGGCAATTATAGAAAGAAAATGGCTCAAGCCTGTTCAAGGTTCTATTCAGCTGTTTTAGAACAACAACTAAGTCATTCAGGCGATAATGATTTATTTCAACATTTGATTAACTGTGTTCCTAAGGAAACTCCACAAGGGACATTAGTTACTAAGGCAAACAAAAACTCGCCTCACAAGATTGACTTAGCAATTGGAGCAATTATGGCTTTTGACAGATGGTCTGATATGAGATTAGAACCTGAAGAAGAAGTCAAGGAAGACCCAAAGTTTATAAATTTATGATAATTAATTATGCAATAACAGGAGCTGGATTTTTATGTCTAGCAATAGCTGGTTTTCTCTATTCCTTAGGAATGGGATTTTTGATACTTGGATTCTCCCTTGTCGCATTTGGACTTGTACTTGATATGGAGAGATTATGAATATTTTAGATTTATTTAGAGATGTACCAATTGAAAAAAGAGCAATGGATGCTTCTGTTTTTGATTTAGGTTTAGATGATAGTGGTAAGACAGCAGCTGGTAAAAGTGTTGATGCAGGAACAGCAATAACATCATCAGCTGTTTATTCCTGTGTTTCATTAATTGCAGATTCAATAGCAACAATGCCAATACACAGTTACAGAAAAACAGGCGATTATCGAGAGCAAGTAGCTTCTCCAGCGTGGATGGATGCAACAAACTCAATGCCTAATCCTGAGACAGACAGATTTACTTTTATTCACAGAACCATAAGTTCACTGGCACTGTATGGAAATAGCTATTGGCTTATTACTGATAGAGATAACTTAGGATTTCCAAAGCAGGTGTACAACCTACATCCTGACTTTGTCAGAGTAGAAAGAAAAGATGGATACATTTGTTATACATATGATGGAAAAAAAACATACAAAAAATATACTTCTCTTACTCCTGATGGCGATGTTATACATATCAAAAACTTTGAACAGGGTTCAGATTATGGACTTAGTCCAATAGAAGCTGGAGCAGAGGCAATCGGTATATCTTTGGCAAGTGAAGAATTTGCTGGAAGATTTTATCAAAATGGAGCTGTGCTTAGTGGTGTTATTGAAATGGATTCTACACCAAGCGAAGAGGCTCTTAGAGTGTTAAAACAATCATTCAATAGAAAACATAAAGGTAGTAAGAAAGCACATAACATTGGCATTCTTACTGAAAATGCAAAATGGAAACCTATAAGCATTAATCATCAGCAAATGCAGTTCTTGGAAACAAGAAGATTTAACAAAATTGAAGTATGTGGATTGTTTAGAGTGCCACCATATCTTATTGGCGACTTATCTGAAACAACAAAACTAGGTTCATCCATAGAGGAGCAAAACAGAGTGTTTTATGAATTAACTCTTCTCCCCTACATCAACAGAATTGAACAAGCAATGACAATGATGTTACCAAGAGGTCAGTTTGCAAAAATTGATGTTTCAGGACTGCTAAGAGCATCTATATCACAGAGATACCAAGCATATAACTTAGGTCGTAACGCTGGCTTCTTATCTGTAAATGAAATTAGAGCAAAAGAAGACTTACCTCCATTAGATGGAGAAATCGGAGATAGTTACCTCCAAAACCTCAACCAAGAATCAAAGGAAGTTAATAACGAATAGTTATGATTTCGGATTTTTGAAATAGACTACAGTTTCACAAAGTCTTATAGTCACAAAGTTCTGAAGGACTATATGAAGATAGAAGATAATTGGAATTTTGTTACTAATGTTCCAGAAGAGTATAAATATAAACAAGCACAGTTTGTCTTAGGTCACTGGCATAAACAAGCTGAACAATTCTTGGCAAACACAAACGACAATGACAAACCCTTTTTAGGCGAGTTATGTTTTGAAATGTTTCTAAATAAGCGAGGATTTAAAAAGCTTGATGGTCAGTACAAAATATCAGACTTTCAAAATGCAACAGGTGCATATCAAGAGTTTGGTTATAACCCTAAGGAAAGAGCATTGCCTTATGGTGCAAAGATTATTTCACACCTTGAGAATTGGCGACCTGATTACTGGCTAACTTATGTTGAAAACGACACACAGCTGCAAGCAATTATAAAACACGACTTAGATGCTCCATATTGCAGCTTTGCAGAAAAAGTAACTGGTCGGTATGTAGAAGTTAAAGGTTCTAGTTGGATAAAGAACACTGACTTTGAAGCGATGAAAAAGTTCAATGATTTACTCAAAGAACAAAACCTCAAAGATACAAAAGCAGGTAAAGGAAGTATCAAGCAAATTCGTGCAGAGTTTGTTATTCACTTTCATCCTTATGCAGAACAATCTTGGTATGCAATCAAGGATTTAGGGAGAAGAAAAGACTGGACTGCTGACACAGTATGGGATAAACAAATAAACGATTTTGTCCCAAGTCTTTTTACTGTTGAAACATACGCAACACTGACCTTTGAGCAATTAGAAGAACTCTATAACGAAGCTGGTAATTTGCATCGAGAAGCTATAGGTACACAAGAACCTTTTGCTGTTGATAGTAAACATCAAGAAGTGCTTAGAAGAAGTAATAAGAACCCAAATTCTACTCCACAGAAACAACAGTGGATGAAAAATCAAATGAAGAATTTAGGTTATGAAGATTATGAGGATGTAAAATTTCACAGAAAATTAGACCTCTCAAAATATCTACAAACTTATAAAGATTAGGAAATTATGAAAGAGAATCAGCCTGAAACAAGGGAACATATAGAAGTTCCACAATACATTCAAGATAACGCACAACGAGGTCTTGATTTTTATGAACAAGGTTTTGGTGGAGATGGATTAGTCAACGCCACCATTAATGATGCAAAAGATATGGCTGATGGAATAGTTAGTCACGACAAAGCCAAGAGTATGAACGCTTGGTTTTTGAGGCACATATCTGATTTAGATTCTGACGATGCAAGAGAGTTCCTTAGTGGAGAAAGCGATAAACCCTCTAAAGGGCAGACCGCTTGGCTTTTATGGGGAGGCTCTATTGAAGAGGCAAATCAGATGGATGCTCAGAAATGGGCAGAACGCTATATAGCGACTTTAGAAGAAGAAGATACAGGAGAAAGAATGTCTGAAATAAAACAAGACAAAGTTTTCACTTCTGCTCCAAAGCAAGTGAGACCAACACCTGAACACGATATTAGATTCGTAACGAATCAGTTCGAGATTAGAGCCTTAGAGGGTTCTAAAGCTGTGATTACTGGTTATGCATCAGTGTTCAATAAAAAATCACAGGTACTAGGTGGAGGTTTCGTTGAAGTCATCAACAAAGGTGCTTTTAAAAAGACACTACAAGAAAGAGGAACACAAACCTCAAGAGATGACATCAAAGCTCTATTCAATCACGATACTTCTTTAGTACTCGGCTCAAAAAGAGCAGGAACACTACAACTCGCTGAAGATAAACAAGGACTTCATTATGAAGTAAGTTTAGATTTAGATATTCCTCATCACAGGTCAGCCTATATGATGATTGAGCGTGGCGATGTCACAAACTCATCATTTGGATTTGATGTTCTTGATGAAACTTGGAGTGTACCTGATGACTCTAATGAGCCAGTAGTTCGAGAAGTCTTAGAAACTAGATTGTATGAAGTTTCTCCAACAGCATTCCCTGCCTATCAGGATTCAACTGTTATGGCAGAACGAAGCTTCAGAAACCTAGCTCAAATGAGTGGTTTAGATTTAAACCAACTTATTGAAGCTAATGACAATGGAGAATTGAAATCACTACTTCAAGAAGAAGAGGAAGTTGTTTTCAATGCAGAAGCTAGAAAAAGACGATTAGAACTACTAAAAAAATCATAATAATTTTTTAGATTTAGAAATCAGATTCGTTGATGAAACAATTTGGTTTCGCCACCCAACAAAAGGAGAGGTCGATGATGAGTCGCTTCTCCACAATCTTAGGAGAAAATAATGGCAATAGTTGAAAAACTATATGAAGAGCGAAATAATCTCTGGGAGCAAATGAAAGAATTGAACGATAGAGAAATCTCTGAAAATCGTTCACTTGATTCAGCTGAAAAAGAACAATGGGACAAGATGAATGACAGAATGTCTGAAATCGATGCTCGTGTTCAAGAGTTAGCATCTGTAGAAGAAGCTAATAAAAAATCAGAGGAAGCAAGAGATTTATTTGAATCCAAGCCAGTTTTAGAAGAAAAGAAAGCTGAAGTACCTACTGACGCTTCTATTCTTAGAAAATTCGCAACAGGAGAAGTTCGTTCTCACAATTTTGAGAAAAGAGACTTAGACAAAGCCAACGATGGTGGTTTAGTCCCTCAAGGATTCTTTGACCAAATTATCGCTAAGTTAGACGAAAATGCAGCTGTTAGACAGTTCGCAACAGTCGTTCCAACTGGTGGTGGAGAAGATATCAAATTCCCACAAATCACAGCCCTATCCTCAGCTTCATTAGTTGCTGAAGGTGGAGCAATCGGAGAATCCGACCCTACATCAGCATCAGTCACATTAGGTGCGTTCAAATATGCGTATCTTGTACAAGTAAGCTCTGAGCTTCTTGCAGACGAAGGTGTTGATATAGAAGCTTTCCTAGCAAATGACGCAGGTCGTGCTTTAGGAAATGGTGCAGGAGCTGATTTCGCAATTGCAAATGGTTCATCAAAACCAAATGGCGTTATGAACGCTGCTGGAACTGGTGTCACTTGTGCAAGTGCTACAGCAATCACATCTGATGAGGTCATTGACCTTTATCACAGTGTCACTGCCCCATATAGAGATAATGGTGCTTGGATAATGAATGATGCTACTTTGAAAGAAGTTAGACAACTCAAAGATTCAAACAACCAATACCTATGGCAACCTTCACTTCAATTAGGAAACCCAGCAACATTATTAGGTGCTCCAGTAGCAACTGATAGCAATATCGAGACAATCGCTACTGCTAAAAAAGTAATGGCTTGGGGAGATATGTCCAAATACTACATTCGTGAAGTAAATGGCATCCAAGTTGAT